GCTCCTCGGTGAGCGACAGCGCCAGCATCTCGCCGCTGCCGTCGGCCACCTCGGCTGCATGTGCTCCGATCCTTCCCACCCGATCACCGAGCGGCTGACCTGCCGTCGGTGTGGGGACGCCGTCGCGCTCGACGAGCGTCGCGACACCGATCCGATGGCCTGTGGCTGTCCCGAGGACGATCGCCCTGAAGGGTATCGGATGCTCTCGAAGGCAGAGTCGATCGAGCGTGCCGCCGAGTTCCTGTAATCCTGTAGTACGACCATCACGTCACGGGACGGTCGCGGTGCGGTCTGGGCGTCTCGCTCCGTCGACACTGGCCCCTTTCGATTCCCGAAAACCAACACAATCGCATGAGCGAGGGTGAAGAGTACGCACGCTGTGGCTACGAGAAAGAGGACGGTGAGCCGTGCGGCCTCGCAGCGGGGTGGGGGACTAACCACGTCGGCGAAGGCCGCTGTCGCAACCATCCCGGCCGTGGCGCGCCCGAGGGAAACCAAAACGCCGTCGGGAACTCGGGCGGTCCTGGCGGGCCCGAGGGCAACACCAAAGCGATGAAGCACGGTCTCTACATGACTATCAAGCGCCAGTACGAGTCCTTCGGAGCGGATCAACGCGAGGCGTTTCAGTTCTACGTGGAATACTACCACGAGGATCGTGACCTCGACGATCTCGTCCAGGCGAAGGTACTGGCGATCCTCGAAGTATTACGGGACGGCGTCGAGGCCGATCTCGCCGATAGCCTCTACGAGACGCGTTACACCGACGCCGGCGCGGAGATCGAAGTGCTCAAAGAGGGGATGTTAGAGGCCCACACCACCTACGTGACGGCGATCCGACTGAAACAGCATTATGAGGGCATCAGCCGCCATCCATCGGTGGATCAGGGCGGCCAGACCACCGGGCAGTTCTTAGAGCAGCTGCCTGACGGCATGGAGGGGTCGTGAGTACCGACACCGACGACTCCGGGGGCGAGGACGATCTCTCGTGGTTCACCGATCGCTACACTGGCGGCGGCGGCACAAAGCGACACGCCGAACCCGATGGACGAAACCAGCCCGACGACGAGCTCACGCCCGAGGAGTTCGGCGCGGCCGCCGAGGCGATCATCCCGTTCGCCGAGCGCCTCACCCGCATCAACGGCGAACCGGCGGATTACTCCGGCGAGTATCGCTTCTGGCGTGCGCCCCTGGAGGCCGTCGTCGATCCCGACGCCGAGCGCGTTCACATCTGGAAGATGGGGCGTGGCCTCGGCAAAACCGAGCAGAGCTCGATCCCCGAGCTCTACCTCCCAACGACACGGCGGATGGTCGACGTGCTTCACACGGTGCCCCGGAGCGACCAGCTAAACTCCTATATGAAGCGAACGATGGCCAGAAAGGTCGAAACCAGCGCTGGCGATCCGCCCATCCTAGAGATGCTACTCGCCGATTCGTCCCTTGCAGTGAAGCGCAACAAGTTCCTCACTGAATCCTTCCTCGAAGCCCGGTCCGCATGGGCCGACGGCCGCTCGATCCGGGGCTTTCACGGCCCCTTCGGGACGGCCGACGAGGTACAGGACTGGACTGCCGCCGCAATCAGCAATCTGAAGGAGGCGATCGACGTCGGGATGAGCCGCGTCCTGATGACTGGTACTCCCGACTACGAGGGCACCGTCTACCACGAACACTGGCAGCAATCCACCCAGCACCGCTGGCACTTCGAGTGCCCGCATAGGAGCTGCGAGACCGCCCAGACCGTGACGCTCGACTCCGTCGAGGCCGTCGACACTACTCCCAAACGATGGGCGCTGCACTGCCGTCAGTGCGGCGAGCGCGTCTCGAAAGGCGAGATCCTCCGGGATGGGTTCTGGGAGGCCACCAACGAGGCGGGCGTCCACCGGGGCTATACGATGAACCAGCTGCTCAGCCCCCGCCACCCCCTGGATGAGGTGATGCGCGCTCGCGAACTCGCCTCGACGTCCACCGCCGACTTCCGGCGCTACAAGCTCGCGCAATTCTACAGCGGGGGTGCGAAACCGGTCCCCGAGGCGGCGATCTACGCCTGCTGTGACGATGACCTCTCGATGCACGGCGCGAAAGTCATCGAGCAACCCCACTTCGTCGGGATCGACTGGGGCGGTGGCGAGCAGGCCGATACGGTGGCCACGATCCTCACTGTTGATGGCCGCGAGTCGGGCGGGTTCCCCACGCACGTCACGATCCGGGGCGTCGAGCGAATCGAGTACGAGAGCCGCGCGGAGGAACTCCGGAAGGCGGCGTCAACCGTCGGCTGTTTCGGGGCCGCCGAGCAGGGCCGCTGCGTGGCGGACCTCGGGTACGGCGACGCCCACGTCGAGGCGATGCAACAGGGCGACGCCCGCGAGAATCCGATCCCCGAGACGGGGTGGGGCTCCAGTGTGATCGGCCACCGCTTCGGGAACGTCTCCCGGGACGCCGGCTCGAAGTGGCCGTACTTCACACAGGACGGCCGCCGGGTGAAAGCCTACCAGCCGCCGTGGGCCAACCGCGTCTTCGATCTGTTCCCGGAGGTGCAGGGCTACGACGAGACGCCCGATCCCAGCGAGGTGGACTACGATGTCGAACGCACGCCCGATAAGCGCATCACGATCCCCTACAGCGACGACGTCGAGACGCGCGAGACGACGAACTGGTGGTTCGACCATCTTACGAGCGTGAAGCGGGAGTTCGACGAGACCAAAAGCGGCCAGCGAAAGGAGCGCATCACGACCTTCCAGGACAACCAGCAGGACGACGGCTTCTTTTCGCTACTCTATGCACTGACGGCCGCCTGCATGGGGGCGAAGACCGGCGGATTCCACCTCCACAGCATGAGCGGGCGGACAGCATGATCGATCCGCCCGAGGGGTGGACGAAAGTCTGCATCGAGCCCGATGAATCCGCCCGCCGCATCCGGGAGTACGTCCGCGAGCACCCCGACCTGATATACGACGAGTTCAAGCCGGACCGTGAACGCTCGCTTGAGGGGGGCTGCTATGTCCTCGCCGAGAGCTACTTCCACGCTCAGGGCGGGACTGATTCGGATCTGGAGGTTTACTGCCTATCGTGGTCCGACGTGGGTCACTCGGACGGCGGCACACACTGGTTTCTCCGGCGCTCGCCGAGCGGCACTGTCGTCGATCTCGGACTCGACCGGCGCGGACAGGCCGCGCACATCCCGTTCGAGCAGGCGACCCACAGGGCGTTCATCACTGGCTACGAGCCGTCCCAACGGGCGCGGGAGGTCCTCGACGCGCTGAATCTCTGGCCCGGTGGTTGAGCAGTCCGGGACACAGATCCGACGACACACTCGGCTAACCCGACGACCTCCACTCTCGGTAGTGATGAGCGCGAACGACACCGACCGAGCCACGGACGGCACCGAGGCGTTCGACCGAGCCGCCGCGAAACTCTCCGAGGAGGCCATCGAAGCACTCGAACAGATCCAGGCGACCGTCGGAGCCGCCGAAACGGCCGCCGACGAGACCTCCGACGTGGCGGCCCCGATCGTCGACGCCCTGTCGGATCTCTCGCGCGGCGACCGCGCGGGGGCCGTCCAGGCGGCGATGGTGCTGTTCAGCGACGACACTTCGGGCGAGATCACCGAGGCGCGGGCGGCGTGTCTCACGGCCCTCTCGGAGGCCGACGCGGCGGCCGACGAGGCGACGGATGTCGTGGACATGATCGCCGCTCAGGCCGACGACGTGGCCGACGCGATCGACGCGATGGACCTCCGCGAGCGACTGGCCGACCCGCTCGGGCTGTAACGCATGAGCTCGATCCAGCCCTATGGCGTGGAAGTCACCGAGACCGACATCGCCGAACTCCGCGAGTCGGGCGAGTTGAAGTACCGCTACGCCACCGACCCAGACGAGGACGACGTCGAAGTGGTCCTCAAATACGACGACGATGGTGGTGGCGATGACGACGGCAACGGAGGGGCCGGACACCGAGTCGACGCCCCACTCTCCTGACGATGAGGGTGTTGGGATCGGGAACCGTCCGCCGACTGCTCGGCCTCTCCGAGAGCTCCGAGAACTCCAAAGACACGACGGGGAACGGCGAGACCGGGAGCGACGACACTGAGGACACGAACCAAGGCTCTGGGGCGGGGATCGCGGCAGGCGAATCTTCTCGACGAACCGACGGCGGCACCCAACAGGTGGTTGTCCTCGACGATGCCGAGCTCACTTTTGAGGTTCCCGACGACCTCGATACCGATCGCAACCGGCTCGAAGCAACCCTCGCCGACCGATCGGCCGCGACCGAGACTGAAATCAGGGCCGAGACAGCGAACGAGACCGGAACGACAGGCCCGACGCCGGCCCGGGTCCGTGCCGCCGCGGCGGGCAACTCCACAGTTACGCCGGTCGCCTCCGGGACCGAGGACGCGGTCGCTGACTCGGTGCTCGAGATCGACACTCGCGAGTGGCGACATATCCGTGACTCGAAGATCAGGAACATCGAGGAGAACAGCGTCGATTACAACACTGCCGTCGGGCGGTGGATACTCGAAACCGACGACCTCGTGCCGGGCGTTCTCTCCCGGCTGAAGGGACTTCTCCTCGGGGCCGACGGTCTCACTGTGGAGCCCGCCGACCCGGACGACGACGCCGACGTCCGCCTCGCCGACCATCTCCGATCGATCTACGAAAGCGGCCAACGTCCCGCCGATAGCACGGACGTCGACGTCCACATCGACCCGGCCGAGGTCGTCGACACAGTCCTCGCCGAGAACGTCATGAACGGGCTGTTCGTCGGCCGTTCGACCGACCTCCATCATCTCGATCTCGAAACCCTCGGCTACGCCAAGGACGGCGCGACTGGCGAGGAGATCTACATTCAGGCAGAGACCGAGTATACCACCGTCAACGTGGAGGAGGACGGCAGCGTCGATCTCGACACTGACTCGACTGACGGCGAGCGCGCCCTCCGCATCGGCGAGGACGTCTTCGACATCGAGCTCTACCGCTCGCCGCCACTCTCGGCAGTCGCGAACGACGTCGTGAACAAGACCCAGCTGGAACGGTTGAAGGCCCGGAAGGCCGAGATCGCCTCGGTGGGCGGACTCTATATCACGGTGCGGCCTCCTGAGTGGCTCCCCGAGCCGGACTACGAGGACTGGGTGCCGGCCGAAAACAACCCGTTGGGTAACGAGAAGATCACGAAACTGGAGCTGGCGATCCAGCAGGATCTCGACACCGCCCTCGAAACGCTCCAGGACTATCAGACAGCCACCGTGATGTCAGTCCCCGACCACTGGGAGGTCTCGACGATCGACCTCCCAGAGATGGACGCGAGCTTCGACGACATGATCCGCGGGTACAACCAGTCCATCAGTCGACGGCTGTTGTTCCCGCTCGATCTGCTCGAATTAGAGAAGGGCTCGGAGCTCTCGCGGGACACGATGATGCAAACGCTCTTTAATGTGATCGCGGGCTGGCAGGGCGAGCTCACGACGCTCTTCGACGGGTTCGCCCGCATCCAGGCCGACATCCACGGGATGGATGGCGAGGTCGAACACCGCCTCCCGTCGGTGAGCACTGAAGACGAGAAACAGCTCGTCAACCTCCTGGACTTCGCCGGGCTGCTCGGCCTCACTGAAAGCGAATCCCGCCAGCTGGTCAATGGGCTCGAAGGCGTCAACCTCGACGAGAATCCTGATCGGGATCGGGGCGGTGACGATCTCCCGCCGGCTGGCGGGCCCGACGATCCTGCCGATCGCGAGCAAGCGATGCGCGAGCGACTGGGCGACGGCCCAGAGACGAGTGCGCCGAACGACCCACCGGAGGACGGGCGAGATCGAGAGGCTCAACAGGAACAACGGACACTGGCTACCGGACAGGTCGCGGCGGAACACGTCGCCGGGGTCTCTCACGCCTTCTCGGGTCCGGACACTCTCCGTGAGGCGGCCCAACACACCCGTCGGATCGTCGAGGAGCGGCTCGACAGCGGGCAGACCGTCGAGATGACGAAGTTCGACGGCGATCGCTTCGCCGTCCTCGTCCGCACGCCGGACGGGCGGATCGCGAGCAGCCTTCTGGTTCGTCGCAGCACCACTGAGGAGGGTGCGGACGAGTGGGCGGTGGTCGGTAACGACGAGTTTTTCCCGCCCCGACGCCCGCTCCGGGCACAATCAGCGACCACCACCGGGGAGAAGGCCGAGCCACAGCGCATCCTGCTCGTGGACAGCGTCGAGACGGCCAATGCTGCCAACCTCCCTCCAGACGTGTGGGCCGTCGCCGTCATTCCAGAGACCGCCATCGAAGCCGAACTCGACAACGCAGCGATCCTTTCGCTGTGGGCGGAGTTCAAACCGGCTCTACATCCTCGAGGGCCGGACGGTCAGTTCGTTGAACGATCCTTCGACATTCCCGACGAGGTGATGGAGCGTCTCGACGACCTGAGCAACCAGGACGTAATCGACCACCCCGATGTAGCGATTCCTGATGATGCGGGGATCAGCGTCACCCCAGGCGCGGTCGATGACGACCCGCTGGGGCTGGAGGACGACGACCGTTCGACACCGGGCGAGGAGATCCGCCGTATTGCGGAGTCGAACGCCCCGGACGGCGACAAGCGTGCCGAACTGGCCCGTGTCGTCGAGGACGAAACCGGCGTGGACACCGACTTCGAGGAGTTCTCGGCCGATCAAGCCGCCGCCGCGGCCGAGACATTCACCGAAATGCACGAACGCGGTGAGGCCGACGGAGTGGAGGGAGTCGTCTCGACGCTCACGGACGAGCAGCGCGAACAGGTCGGCGAGACGGTCGGTGCACACTTCTCCGACAGCAATACAGTGTATCTCAACCCCGACCACTTCACCGACGAGACGGCCGCGGAGTATAGCGAACTCGGATACCTCGCTGCGGGAACCAGAGAGCACATGGTCAACCACGAGATCGCCCACAACCGCCACGTCGAGGCCGATAGAGCAGGGGAGTTTGCTGCCGGCGAAAAGGGGGA